CAGGATCAGTAGTTTCACCATTGGTAACACCTTGACAAGTATGCTTATAGGTTTCATTATTCTTACTAAAGATGATTCTGGTATTCTCATTAGTAAGGTTACAGTTCTTAATCATAGTGGCTATAAATTCCACCGAGTTTACAAAGAAGTGAGCATTACCGAATACTTTACCTTCTAAGAAGTCATTGATAACTTTCTTCACTGTAGCACCTACATACTTACATTGTACTGCATTTACCTTTACTTCGGTCTTATGTTCCCAGTCTATCTTAAAGGTCGGAATATCCTTTAGTTCTTCCAGCATTAAATCATATTCAATAGGGGTAGCTGTTAAGAATGACCATTCTTTGAATTTAGTATATTCATCTAGTACAGTCCTTACAGCCTTGTTCCTAAATACATACTGAATAAATAACAGGTGTAGTTCATCTATTAGTAAGAAGAAGTTATAACCAGTAACACCAGCTACTTTAGCCAGACTATCATAAGTACACATAATCTTTTTAGCACCTTCCTTAGTATTTAGGTATTCTCTAATTTCGTATGTAGTAACACCTTCATAAACACCTAGTACATTAACCTTACCATCTGTATTATATTTCTGCATCTTATTCTTAATTAGTGATACAAAGGGAACACATATAATAGTATCTTTACCATCTTCTAAAGCTATAGATGTTCCACCGCATCCTACTTTACCTTTATCTATTAAATATCCTACTGGTAATCCATCCTCTTTGAATAATGGATATTCACCTAAATACTTGTACTCTTTAGTAATAATAATATTTGTCATAATTGCAAATTATTTGTTTAGTTATTCGGTTTAAAATCTGGAGTTTATAAGCATCTGGAGTTTGAATTATGGGTGTGACCATTTTTGGTATTCTTTCTATAGAAGATTGAGGTTTCATTACCAAAATTTGTCACACTTGAAATAAAATAATAAGCGTATCACTACGCTTACTATTCCTTGTTAAACTAACTCAAACTCACAAATTATGAATGAATAATTAACAATCAGTACCTAAAATATGCTCAAAAGGTACTTATGGTAATAACTTTGTGATTCTTAGATGTGAATTAAGTGGAAGAACTGGCTAATCAGCTAACCAGTCCACTTAGATAATCGAATTAAAATCTATGTTTCAGTATGATAGTTTCCTTCATTTATTGTAATACAAAGATAGTGAAAGATTTTGACATACGCAAGTATTTGATAATAATTCTTAAATATTGTATTTAGATCACTATAAGCATTGTATATTGAGGTCACAGCAAGGTAAGTGAGGGATGAAGCAAGGTGAAATATAACTTTTTATCGCTTCTATCTATCAGCCCTGCATCCAAGGCGGAATATACCGTGTTATGTTGTACTCCTATTTCGTGAACTATTCTATTCAGAGATAGGTCTACTATATTGGATGCTATTCTAGACCAGCATTTGAATCGGATGAGGAAACCTATTACATTCCTATCTACATCTGTATCTAATAGGCTACTATCTATGGTTACAAAGAACTTGGTAGGTTCTGTATAGCTATACTTATTACTGCATCCAGTTCTATCTATTGTTAGGTTGGCTACTTCTTCAAACTTCTTTAGATGGTTAAAGATGGTAGTTTCGCTAACACCTGTTATTCTTACTATATCTTTAATAGTACTATCTGGATTCTTACTAATGGCTACTAGAGTGCAGAAGTAAGTAAATGCTTCATTGTTAGTAAGAGATTGTAGTATAGGTATGCTTAATTTGATATTCATTGCTTAGGGTGTTTGATAATTGATAGAGGTTATCTATATTTGTATATTATTTAATCTATATGGCTATGTCGGAGGATAAGAAGAAATGCTTTGTGATAATGCCTATTAGTGATGCAGAAGGCTATGATAAAGGACATTTTACTAGAGTTTATGAACATCTAGTTAAGCCAGCCGTGATAGAGGCAGGATTTGAACCTATGCGAGCCGATGATACATCCAAAGCAAACTTTATTGTGGTGGACATATTAAAACAGATACTAGAATCAGATATGGCTATATGTGATTTAAGTTCTAGGAATCCCAATGTGTTTTATGAACTTGGTATTAGACAGGCATTTAATTTAAAGACTGTCTTAATTAAGGATATTAAAACTACTATGCCATTTGATATAGCTGGTATTAGGACTTTACATTATAATGAGAACCTAAGGATAGATGAGGTCAAGAAGGCTATACCAGAAATGGCTAAATGTATTAAAGAGACTTATGAGACAAATGATAAAGATGTAAATTCTTTATTGCAGCTATTGTCAATTGATAAGCCCGCTACTTTACCAGATAAGGTAACTTTATCCAAAGATTCAAATTTAATTCTTAATGCTATTAACGATTTGCAGAAGAAAATAAGTTCATTGGAATATGCTAAGCTTATACACAGGAACAAGGAGGTTATGTTACCCAATGGTGAAGGCATTCCACTTGGAATGTATGTATCTAAAAACAATCTAACAATTGGCAAGATTGTAGCTGAAACTTCTGACAAACTAATTCTCTGTGATGATTATAATAATTTAAACTATTTAGATAAATCTGAATATATAAATAAAGGCTTTACATATGTTCCATTCTAAAAAAATCTAGTGATGTTCTTTAGCGTGGCACTCTTTACAGATAGACATAAGGTTATTAAAGTCAAATGCTTTGGCTAGCCTTTTAGTGCCAGTATAATTCATAAAGGAATCTATGTGGTGAATATCTTCTGCTGGTTTAATAATATCTTTGGCTAAACATAGTTCACATAATGGCTGTTGCATTAGCTTAGCTAGCCTTAATTCCTTCCATTTAGTAGATTGGTATATCTTCTGTCTTTCTTCCCTGTTAAATGTTCTGGAAGGTTGCTTATTCGGCTTCTTTAGATATGGCATATAGTTCTGCTGGTATTATGTATTCACCTTCCTCATTCTGTACCTCTAATGATACTAATTTACTATTCATTGTATAGCTGGACTTCTTAGCATAGCATCTTATAGTATTGAATTGCACTCTTAGTAGTTCTAATACAGATTCTTCTGTTACATCTTCCAGCCCTACTTCCATACATCTTATTACTGCTTTCTGTAGGAAATCTTCTACAGTCTGGGACATATAGATAGTATCTTTATAGTATGTGGTGTATTGCTTTACTAATTCGGGATAATGCTTAGCTATTATATCAGCTATCTTAGAAGCATTTCTATGAAGTGGCTTATCTATTACTGTATTGTAGCTGTACTGGTCATATTGTGGCTTCCAGTTAATTATCTTATCTGCTGTTTCTGTATCAATGTGAAATAATGCTGCTGCTTTATCTAGTCCGTAATCATAAACATACTGTAGAAGGACTGATTTAGGTGGTCTTATCATTTTTGAATTTAATGTATTGGTTAATAGTTTCTCTATTGTAATCGAAGAAGTCTTTTAGTATGGCTTCTATTAATGTCGCTTTATCTGATTTGTGGTTAGTATGTTCATCTATAATATCAATATTTCTATTAAAGAAATCTGCTAATATCAATCTTAGTAGTTTAGACCTGTCTTTACCTAGTAATTGCTGTAGCTCTGTTAGCAGCAGGTCGGTATTCAAGTCTATTTTAGCTTTAATTTCTATTGGGTAATTACACCGTCTCTCCATAGTTTTACCTTTAATTGTATTACAAATTTACTAATACCTTAATAGACTTCCAAATAAATAATTCACATTCTTTAATAATTACATTGCAATGATTATAAGCCTATTAGAGCCATTGTATAGCTTTATAAATTATAAAAATTAAATAGACTATAATATGATTGATTACACTATTCCAAAGGACATTGAAAAGGATGCCAAGGATTATATGCAGAATGTACTGGAACAGCTAGATAGTGCTGGTATGTTAGAGAATGTAGATAGTGCGGCTTTAACGATGCTGGCTAGAAACTATAGTATGTTCATTAAGGCATCCAAGCAGTTAGAAGATGAAGGTTTGACCGTTACCAGTGATAGAGGTAACATAGCACCGCACCCAGCTATTAAGATTGCTAAAGATGCACAAACACAAGCTATGAAAGTTATGCTGGAGTTCGGACTAACAGCTAAGGCTAGAACTAAATTGCCTAAAGTAGAGCAGGACGGATATAGCCCATTTGAGCAGTTTATAAAGGAAGGAAAGGAAGTTAGATAATGAATACCAAACTTTACTATGATTACTGTAGTAAGGTTCTTAATGGTGAAATAATAGCTGGTGAGACTATTAAGCTGGCTTGTAAGAGATTCCAGAATGACCTTAAAAGGGATGATTTGGAATTTAAAGAGGATAAGGTAGATAGAGCCATTCTATTTATCAGCACATTGAAACATTATACAGGTAAACATTCTGGTAAACCATTCACCTTAGAAGGATGGCAGCAGTTTATAATAGCTAATATAGTTGGATTCTACTGGAAGGGAACTAATACCAGAAGATATACCAGCAGCTATATAGAAGTAAGTAGAAAGCAGGGTAAGACAGCTTTAGCTGCTGCTTTATGCTTGTATTATTTAATAGCAGATGGTGAAGATGGCGCAGAAGTATTATTGGCTGCTAATAGCAAGGAACAGGCTAAAATTGCATTCGATATGTGTAGCAAGTTTAGTAAGGGACT